GGGCCGAATAGACCTTCCAATACCAGCTTGTGTGTCTGTGTACCGTCAAGTGTTCCTGTTGTACCGATGCGATACTCACAATTGACCAGTTTGGTCATAATAGAGGTTAGAGATTTAGCTTTGAAATTATGAGCTTCATCACCTATCACCATACCAATATTCTCGAAAAATGACTTAGGGAGTCTATGAATGGATTGCCAGGTAGAAATTATGATGGGTTTTTGAGTAGATTTTTCCTTGCCAGAATATATCAAGTGACAGTTATCCTCAGATGTCCACTCAATATCAGCTGCATAGTCATCAAAATCCTTATACATCTGCTCTACCAGTGTGGTAGTAGGTACTACAATCAAAATCTGCTTATTATTCATATCCTGATATGATCGAACCAGAGAATAGATAATCAGAGATTTACCAGAGGCAGTAGGACTGAGTAATATCACCCGTTTATCGGATAATGCTACTCTAACTGCATCTATCTGGTAATCTCTGACCTCTAATGGAATGGAAAATCTATCTATGATTTTTTCGGTAGTGGAATAATCTAACTGAAATGGTTTTAGTTCACTGTCACATTCTATAGGGTATTTTCTATCACTTGCGAATTCTGTAAGGTGATGTAACAGACCAGAATATAGTTCTGCTTTATATGGATTGAAAAGTCTGATTTTTCCATCCCATTGCTTGTTTCGATACGCAGGCATAAAACGAAAGCCAGGAACCTCAAAGGTAAAGAAATCAGAAATTTCTTGTGAAATTCCCGGCTCGCACTCTATAAAATTGTAGACTTCATCTTTTTTGTGGATTGTTATTGTATCAGCTAATACCATTCTCAAACTTCATTAGGTCTATCGTGTTATTAATATAAAATGAATGGTTAGGAATGCGGTCAACAGTTCTTTTGTATAAATCTAAAATTGCTTCCGCATTGGCTAGTTGTAAACATGCATGAATATAATTTTCATCAGCTTTGATCCAAGTTTCAAGATCTGTTTTAAGTATAGTATGATCTAATGGTTTATCTCTGTATATTTCAGGTTCAGCTTTTCCAGAATAATACATCATAGCTTCATGGTATCTTCTGTCTTTTCTGGTTTTCATCAGTGCTACTACCATTTGCTGTTCTTCATATTTAACTAGATATTTGTGATGTAAGTAAGGTATGTCAAGACTAGCTTTCTTGAGATCCATATCACGCGTTAATATTACGTCTTTTTTTATTTCTTCACTCAATTCTCTTAAATCTTTATTCATCAATTACATAATCCCTTATCTGAAACGATACATCTGTGGTTATTGGTGCAACATCACCTGTACTATCAAAAGCTATAGCTCCAAGTGAAGTTGGAAAAATATCATGAAATATAACATTTTTATTAACATTTTTACTATTAGATAAGACATGAAGTGTAGCATCTGATAGATATTCTTGATATTCTGTCATTACACCACTTCTCTGTCTAGTATTAATATATTCTGTATATTGACTTTTATCATCTATAGGAGCAGACCCTTTCATCCAATTCATAATTTCATTGAAATTAGATAAATCTTCATCCACAATCATAGTTATATCTAAAGTTTCAAATTCTATCTTTTCTCCCATTGTAGGAATATCCCTATATGGAGTGCTCATAGTTCCTTCTGTTATTGTAACGCCAGGTATATTTGCAGTCTGACACCAAAAAGTAAGTAGGGGAAATTTTTCAATCACTAGTCTAAAAGCAACTGGTGATAAAATATTTAAATTGTCTGGTTGATTTTCTACTACCATAATGTCCTCCCATACCTATATTTATACAATAAAAAAGAGGGGCCAGAACAGCCCCTCTTTTTAGATACCCGTATGTCCTAACTCGGACTTAGGTTTTATTACATTAGGTTTGTAACTTTAACTTTGCGATAGTAAACATTCTTATCACGTATAAGTGATGTAAACGGATTAGCTACAACACCATAACGAGTCTTAAATCCGATTTTCGGTTGGAATGTATCTTCACCAGTAGCCCTAACCATTTGGAGAGGAACATACGGACAATAGAATACACCAGCGTCATACGGACTAGAACCTTTATAACCCATTGTATAATACTCAAAAGACTGCTTCCCGTCTGGATTAATAAAATAAGGATCTACATAGACTTGATATTTACCATTCAGTACACCAGCAAAAGAACTGGTAGCAACATCAGAATCAATTGTATTCTGAATAGCTGGATTGTAATCCAAGACACCAGCCATAGATAAAGCACTAGCAACATCAGGACTAGTAATCATCATATTTCCACGACCGCGACGAGTATCAATAGCAATTGAGTTAGCATCACGTTCAATTTGGAATAATAGTCCTTTAAATTTTTCAACTGACCAACGACCATTGGAATCTTTATCTAGGTCAAAAGTACCACCACCAGTAGCGGCAGAAACTGTATTAACCGTAGCACCATATTTAGCAACAACATTAATCAAACGAACTATTTCTCGGTTAATTTCAGCCAAGATTTCGGTTGATAGGATGTTAGCTAATTCGGTTTCAGCATCAAGACCATGAACAGCTTTCAAGTCTTGTGCTAATTCCGTTGTGTATTCAGCTTTGAGAGCACGACTTCTAGCCGTAACAGAAGTCTTCTCAATACTGAACGACATTTCACGAAAATGGCCGGGAGGATCTGCACCACCAAGTTGTTCCGCGTCAGTAGTTTGCATACCACCACTAGGCGTAACATCAGCTAAATTACCCGTATCGGAATATGCAGTATCATCCGTACCATAAGCAGTTGCAAATGGATCAGCACCATAATCTGCAGAACCTGCATTTGCAGCACCTTCACTAGCTACATTTCCAGCACCATCCGTAACAGCTCCACCACCCGAATGTGATGTTATAGCTTCATTCCATAGTGCTTCAGTTGCGGCAGCAGCTGCAGTACCTTGATCTGTGTAGGTTGATTTCATCGCAAAGATCAAACCCGTTGGGCCTGTCATTGGTTGAACACCACAAATATCATAAGCGATAAGTTGTGGAACAGCTCGACGAACCAAACTAATCATAATTGGATCATAACCTGCAACTGGAGTATCAGCTCCACCACTAAAACCGGCAGCAGTTGTATCTGCATATCCTGCACCACCCGTACCAGTAGTAGGTGCACCAGCTTCTGATAAAAATCCCATTTCAGCTGAACGTTGTTCACGAACAGCTTTTTCTTGATTTTCCAACAAAACAGCCGTTAGTGTTTTCTTATAATGATCTTTAATCTCGGGCAGTGACTCATGATTGAGTACAGGGCCCCACTTTTCAATTAAATTTTCTGCTAAATACATTTCTTTCTCTCCTTTATTTAATAATTAGTTACTTAATAGACCTAGACAACATTTGAGTATACCGTTCCATTGAACCACCTTTTCCAACATAATCTGGAGCGGTATCAACTTTCTTAGCTTCACGCGGAGTAGATGGGAAATAACTTTCTTTAATTGTTTCTACTTTTTGCGAAAACTCATCAGCTGTCGTAAAATCGACTACTTCTGCTAATTCTTTTAATTTTTCTGTTTGCACATCCGATAGATTTTGTGCATTTTCTTCAATAATACCTTCTTTTTCAGATTGATTTAGCTTCTCCACCAATTGAATATTCTTATCAATCTCGGCATTTAACTTATCTTCTAATTCTTCGACACGTTCTGATAGATCATCAACAACGTCAATTTTAGCGTCTGGAACATCAATATAATGTTGCTCAAACAATGTTTTTAGACCACCAATGAAATCTTCAGTCAATTCTGTTCGTAGACCCTTTTCCACTGCTAATTTATTATCTTCTAGCCATTGCTCAATAACATAATTCAAATAAGTATCAACCTGTGTAGATAAATCCTCTTGAATTTGATCTGTAGCCTGTTCCAATTGAAGATCAAACTGTTCTTTAAGATTATCAACTGTTGAATCAACCTTTGAATTAACAGCTCCCTCAAAAATAAGAGAAGCTTTTTCTTTGAAATCATCTGAAAGACCTTCACCTTCCAACAATGCTTCAACATGAATATCAACTTCTTCTCTAGTCAAGGATGGATCAAAGTGTGATAATTTAACAGTATTGGCCTTTTTACCTTTACGTTTTTTCCTTGCAGCTGCCGCAAGTTTCAAAATACGAGCTTTATTCTTTTTATAATAAGCTCTAGCTGCTTTACGGAGTCTATCCCCTTCGGGCCCTTTTCGTTTAGACTGTTTAATAACAGCTTCAAAAACTTTTTTCAGTTCTCCAATAATCTGCTTATCTTCATCTGAATCATCAGATTCATCGACTTGACCTTCTTCCTCATCATCATCACTATTCTCTATATCATCAAGAGCAGCCATGATTTTCTTTTTATCAGTTTCGGCTAAACTGGCCATAGCCTGAGCCAAATTTTCAAAATCACCTTCTGTATTATCATCAGCATCATCCGCAGCATCTTTACCAGCAACGGTATCGTCATCAGGTTCTTCTGTGATTTCTTCTTCATCGCTTGGAGTTAATTTCTCTTTTGCGTCAACTAACTCACTACGTTTCATTGTGCCTAATAGTTCATCTACTTCAGCTTTGACTTGATCTTTAGTCTTGTAAGCTTCTTCGATGGACTCATCTTCTGTGTTTTCAACAGAAGTATCAGCATCAATAATTTGTTGAATTTCTTTTTCGAGAGCATCCATTATTAGTTCTCCTTTTCTTTAAGTATTTATAATTTTAGATTTCTGAGAAAAATCGTTCAAATGATTCCAAGATCTTTTTTTCTCTATCTTTACTAAATCGACTAGTATTATCTAAATCCTTTTTAAATTCTGCTAACTGTTCTTCCCTAAAAACTCCGTTTTCATAGATCCAATCTTTACCTTCCATTATACCTTCCACAAATGCATTCGGTGCAGATGGATCTGCTACAATATCAGCTGCCGTTGCAAGATAGAAATCATCCTGTACTACATCAGCACCCTTTTCTTTTTTAAGTGTTCCCATACCCCTTGAAGATACACCCAACTGTGCTCCTTCATTTAGCAATCCCTCAACAATTTTTCCGTATGGAGTAGATGTCATAATTTTAGCTTTACCAACAAAATCTTTTCCATCCTCATTAAGTTCAGTTACCATATGAGAAACTCTTTCTAAATTAATAACGGGGCCATCTGGATGTCCTAATTCCCCAAAAGCACGTTTAGTTTTGACATACTGTTCATTATATCGCTTAACTTCACGTTCCAAAATCTTTTTAGGATACATACGTCCATTTTTATTTTTTACATCCGACTGTAAAAATACCCCTTCAATAAACAATTGCTTCTTTCCGTCAGTTTCTTCTATAATAAAGGAAAGATCATTAACTTGTTCTGTAATAAGTTTCACTATATTCTCTCCTTATGCAGTATAATCTGGACGTTTTCCAAAACCAGATAATTTTTTAATTTCTATGAACAATGATCCAGTACCAGAAATAGTAACAACAATATTAGCTGATATATCAACAGGAGTCCACCCATTAAATTGACACCAAGCACCATTTCCTGATAGAGTAAAATCAGTAGTATCATCATCTATTTGAATACTGCCGGCAGTACTCCAATGCATTTTAGTAATAGACACAGTTTGTGTATCACCAGATGGATCAGATAAATCAACATTCAAGTCTATAGTCTGATTATCAGTAATTAGAAATGCTGCAGTTCCACCTGATTGATGTTGTTCAAATATCTTTTTCTTCGCCATAGTCTAACTCCTCTGATGGATCGAAATGACCGACCACCTTTACAGTATTTTTACCTTTATTCTTAGCTGCTGTCTTAGCCTGTTGTTTAGCCCTTTTTCTTTTCTTGGATTTAGGTAATTTCTTATAATCTTTTCGAGCCTGCTTACGGAGTTTTTCACCTTCAGAACCTTTACGACGATGAACTTTCCTAACAGCTTCTTCCATTTCATCATCATTAGAATCCACATCATCAGTATCATCAAGTTCAGCTGAAATTTCTGGACTAAACACAGCTTTAGCAAGTTCCTGTTTCTTAGTATCTAGTGCACCTTTAAGTTTAGAAGATAAAACATCAGAAAAAGCTTTTTCTACCTCAATCGGTTCCTTATCTCTAATAGCTGTTACAATATCTTCTATTTTATATTCTTGTTCCATATTATGCTCCATTATCTTCATTCTCACCCACTGTAGGTTGTGAGAATGGATTTGCAAATTCTAATTTCTTAGATTCAGTATTATATATAAGTTGTAATTCTATAGATTCAGCTGTTTCATTTTCAATCGCTTCTGCTATATCATCTAAATTCAAGAAATTAACTTCACCACCACCAGCATGTGTAGAAATCACATCTCTAGTTACCATATTCATCAATCTAGTAGTAATGTCATTTCTAAATTCGCCTAAAGTTTTAGATAGAGAATCTGCAGTCACAATATTCCCAATAGCTTCTTTAATGATTCCAACCTCTTTTTCAGTTATATCTGATAAATCCCATTTATCACCTTGAACTCCCTGTTCACCAATATCACCTTTATCGCCCTTAGATCCTTTTAATCTAGCTAACTGATCAGATGTGAAATCTTCAAAAATAAAATCTTTACCTTGTTCTCCAGTATCACCTTTAAGACCTTGAACACCAATTTCTCCTTGAATCCCCTGAGAGCCAGTGGGGCCTTGATCACCTCTAGGCCCTCTTAATGACATCAATTGAGTAGGAGTAAAATCTTCAAATAAAAAAGATTTACCGTCGAATCCTCTCTCACCTCTTGGCCCTTTTAATTCTTCTAATTGTTCTGATCTAAAATCCTCATATAAAAATGGATTGCCTTTTTCACCTTGATCACCTTTCAGTCCAATATTACCTTGAGATCCCTTTGGGCCTTGTAACCCTACTGGCCCTTGTATACCTTCCTCTCCCTGTATACCCTGTATACCTTCCTCTCCAGTATCACCTTTAAAACC